GTAGATGCTTGAGAGGCCTATGACCCTTCTGTCACCCCCTAAGAGAAAACAGGGGTAGAACGCCGCCGCGGCTGCCTACTCAAGACATCCACAGCACACTACCAAAGACATCAGAGGAATACCTGAGCCCCCAAGTGAGAGGCAGCAGGTTGGCCTTGGTTGATCTACAGTCCTCCACGACTTCCCTTGTGGACAAAGAGGCTGATGATCCCAAGGCTGTAACTATAGACCCACACGGTGGCCACATGTGGCCAACAGTGGCCAACAGTGGTCACGGTTAGAATAGCCAATAAACAAACAAGGACAGTCTGAGGAAGACTAAGGACGACTATAAGACAACTAAGGAGGATGGCTGGATGACTATCGATGATGTCTATGCGGTAGCCTTGGTTCTGGTGGTCGCCATCATAATCACTGGATGACTGTTGCTGGCAGTGGATGACTGTTGCTGGCAGTGGATGACTGTTGCTGGCAGTGGTTGGCTTAGGTTGGCTAAGGCTGACTAAGGCTGACTAAGGCTGACTAAGGCTGACTAAGGCTGACTAAGGTCAGGTCCCCATTTCTGTAGAAAACATAGGATCATGCGTCCTGACAAGTTTTCCTGGGATAATGTCTAATGTCATATGATGTGACCATCAAATCTCTTGGTGTATATCAAGGGATACTACATCCCCTGACACTGATTGTTCATTAGTTACATAGGCTTATGTCAATGAAGGTCTTATGTCGCTAGGTTCCCTAGTCATTTTATGACCCCCCCGTACCTTTGCTGTCTAAGCGACTTCAAAAAAGAGGACTAAAGATCTTGTTGTTGTTGTTGTTGTCCGTCCTTCGACACAAGAGTCCCCCTCAAATCCCAACGCCCTAGAAAGGAACCATAGCATGGCTCTAGAAACTGGAACTTACGTCAACGCTTTGGTTACTTCGAACCCAGCGTCCACTGACGGTCTCGCGCAAGCTGACGACCACATACGTCTTATTAAGACCACACTAAAGAATACCTTGCCTAATGCCACAGGGGCCATCACAGCCTCTCACAGTGAGCTTAACGCTCTCGATGGGTCTAACGCTACCACAGCCGAACTGAACGTCCTGAGCGGCCTTACAGCGACCACAGCTGAACTCAATTATACAGATGGTGTCACCAGCAATCTACAGACACAGATGGGCACTAAGGCTCCTATAGCTTCACCTTCGTTCACTGGCACTTCCACCTTTGCAGGTACTGTCGAAGCACCGACGGTAGACCTTGGAGACTGGACGATCACACAGACGGGCTCAAACCTAGTGTTTTCTCATAGCGGGACTGCCCGTTTTAAGCTGTCTAGCGCAGGGGCTCTGGTTGTCGAAGGTGACGTAACAGCATTTGGAGCAGCCTAATGGCCCTACAGACATCAGGAGCAATCAGTCTATCTGAGGTCCAATCAGAGTTCACTGGTTCTAACCCAATCTCATTATCCGAGTACTACCGTAGCGGAGCCTATGTCCCCTCTGGTGCTACAGCTATTCCTGCGTCTGGTGCTATCGCCATCAGTGACTTCTATGGTGGCTCTAACCAGTTTGCCTTTAGTATCACTAGTACCCAAACAAACGCCAACATTAGAACACTGGCTATTGCAGCTGGTTGGGACCAGAGCACACCTGTGATTGCCAACATAAACGCAGGCGTAACCTTGTACTCTCAAGGTACATCTACAGGTGGCGCTGTGGTGTCTGGCAGCTTTCCTAGCGGTGTGACCATCGTCAACAGCGGTAACATCACGGGCCACGGTGGCTCTGGTGGCCAAGCTGGGGGTATGGCTCTTCAGATCACTACTAGCGACACCGTGGCTGTCACCAATAACTCTGGTGCCTTTATTGCAGGTGGTGGCGGTGGGGGCGGTGGTTCCCAAGGCGGCGGTGGTGCTGGCCAATCTCTCCCAGGTCAAGCTGGTGCTGCTGGTGGCTCCTTCACTACTTCAGCTTACTTGGCATCATCGTCCCGTCATGGTGGCTGTGTAGGAAATGATGATTCTGGTGTAATATTTGTTCCACTTTCCTGTACTGCCACTAATATAACGGGAACTAGAGCAAGTGGTGGGAATCAAGGCGCATATGCAGGGTCTGGCACAACAGCACATGGCAGTTGTTTTGCTACGGGTAGTGTAGTTGATGATTGTGGTACTACCATTAACAGTAGCGGTACACTTATAGGTGGCGGTGGCGCTCTAAATCCTGGTGGTCAAGGTGGATCTATTCTGTCGACTACTCAGAACCAAACTGTAAGTGGCGGTGGCTGGGGTCTAGCAGGCGCTAGTGGCGGCGGTGCTGGTGGTGCGGCTATCTCAGGCACATATGCTTCACTTACAGATAACGGTACAGTCTATGGATCAATCTAATAGTGAAGATGTAGTCATAACCCAGACTACTACAGACGACGCTACGGGCGAAGTTGTGACATTGGTACAGTTCAGGTATCACCCTTCACGCCTTGCGGAGATGTCTAAGAACCGAATGGCTATCTGTGGTGACTGTGAGCAGCTTACCAAGATCAAGACTTGTAAACTGTGTAACTGCTTCATGCCAGCTAAAGTGGCTATCCCGTTTGCATCCTGCCCAGACGGCAAGTGGGCAATCGAAGAATAAGAAGAATAGCAACCACTTTTACTAAAGGAAATCTCAGGCCATGCCTAACCTACCAATCCGTGGACTAGGGTCCGTAGGCGTGGTCACTGATGTTGACCCCTACTCCCTGCCTATCAATGCCTACACTCGCGCTAAGAACGTAAGGTTCGACAGCGGCAAAGTAACTAGGGGACCCATCTTTCGTGGTGTCTCCCCAGCGGTAACGTGGAGCCCTAAGTTTGCTTATGGCCTCACTGCGCTGACTGGCTATGACACTGTGCTGGTTGCAGACACATCTTTTGACATCCATGAGTTGTCTAACGGTGCCTTTGCCCAGCGCTATAATGGGTCTCACTCTACGTCTACAGCGGCTGTCACAGCGACTACCTTGGCTGACGTTCAGTACATGAACCGCGAGGACTTAGCGCCTGTCCATCGTGCCCCAGGTGCTACGAACTTCACTACGCTGCCCAATTGGCCCTCAGGCTACACCACCGCTTCACTGCGTTCTTTTGGTGACTTCTTGTTGGCGCTGGGCACTGTGGAAGGGACTGTTTCTTTTCCTAACCGTGTCCGCTTTTCGGACCCTGTAGTTGCCAATGCCGTACCTACGACTTGGGACGAGACTGACCTTAATAACAGTGCTGGCTTTAACGACCTAGTACAAATGCAGACCCCTATCATCGACGGTGCCACGCTAGGCTCCAACTTCCTTGTGTACTCACAGGATCAGGTGTGGGGCATGGAGTTTGTCGGTGGCACCTTCATCTTCAACTTCCGTAAGCTATTCGATGACGCTGGTGTCATTAACCAGAACTGCATCGAGGAAGTCGAGGGTAAGCACTATGTGTTTGACCGTGACGACATCTATGTAACTGACGGTAACACCCGTGCCTCTATCTGCGACGGACGTGTCCGAGAATACATCTTTGGTGGCATGGACAACTCTAAGACAGACGTCTGCTTCGTATTGCACAACGCACTGCTCGAAGAGTTATACTTTTGTTATCACTCAGGTGACGACATGGCAGAGTACACTGACGGTGACTTCTGTAACCGAGCGGCTGTCTACAACTACAAAGAGGACGTCTGGTCGTTCCAAGACTTACCTAACGTAGTCTCTGGATCAGAAGCCAACATTAACTCTACGACATCCTATGCAGACGCCACGCAGTCCTATGACAACATCGGTGGATCTTACCATGACCAAGAGAGCCCCTATACGCGGCATCCTCTTGTGGTGTCTCAGAGTGGGTCAGGCGTTGCTGGAAGCAAGGTCTATGGCATCGACTTAGTTGACGAGGGCTCCCTGGCGCAAGCTATTGACCCTGCTGTCTCCAAAGAAGTTCTCCTAGAGCGCATTGGTTTAGACCTAGACGAGATGGGTGTACCCCTGTCTGGCTACAAGGTTATCAATCGTATCTTACCTCAGATTTCCACCAGTAGTCCTGATGGTGTCTTTGAGTTTACCTTTGGTGCAGCAGACACACCTATTGCTACTCCTAATTATGCCAGCAGTTCTAACTTTGATGCCCGTACTTCCTACAAGTTGGATACCCGTATCAGCGGTAGATACCTTTCTTACAAGATGACCACAGCCATACCTAAGGACTTTGCCTTTAGTGCTATGGACGTTGAGGTTGTCGTGACAGGTCGGAGGTAACACACACACATGTCTCTTTCAGACAAAATCAATATGCTGGTGTCTACATACGTTAGACGTCAGACACCCACCTTAAACCCTGAGCTCATTGGCAACTACATCCAAGAGGAACTCAGAGAGATCGAAGCGTCCATCCGTTCTTTGGCCGATGCCTCTATCCAAGTAGCTGACAGGCCACCAGCTAACCCTCGTAAGGGCATGGTGCGCTACGCAGTCAGTCCTTGGAACCCAATCGGTAACGGAAGCACAGGTCTGGTTGTCTACAATGGCACCATCTGGTTGCTAGTCTAGAGCAATGCGAGTTACAGCTATTGAGCATACAGATGTATATACGGTCTCTTTAGAAGAGTGCCGAGGGCATACCTTCGTACATTGCGACATCCATACAAAGTGGTCTCCCACGGTCAAGCGTAGTCTCACGAAAGACTTCTGTGCGCTGAGAGATCGTATGGGCAACACGGCGCTCTACACATTGAGCGACACCAGAGACCACAAGCACCATAAATTCTTAGGCCTTTTCGGTTTTACCTACCAAGGTGAAGTCCCCTGTGATGGGGGCCTACTGAGGTCCCTATATAAAATAACGTAAGTTTGGAGTAATCACATGGGTATAGACCCTTTTACAGCACAGCTTGGCATGAGTGTCGTCGGTGGCCTAATGGGCCAAAAAGGCGCTAAAGCTGACAGAGCAGCACAAGCACAAGCCAACAAAGACAGAATGGCTGGCTTTAACCAGTACAAGCCATACGTGGACGCTAACCTTGCAGGTAGCCAATCCGCTTTGGACGGCGTACTCGGACAGGGCGCTTACACTGGCCAAACACTAGCTGGACCAAACCAGTACCAGACAGGCACTGCTAATACCATGGGCGGCTACGGCACTAACATGATGAACAGCGGTGCTGGCATGATGGGGGCCAATTCGGGCTTCGGTGCCAACTCTGGAAATATGTATAATCAATTCCAAGGCATGTCCCAAGACGCCCAGCGTGACCGCTTAGGCACAGCCATGGACTACGCCTCTAACAACGCTAACGGCCTTGTAGACTCTGCGATGCGCGATGACCGTCGTAATCTACAAGAGAACACGCTGACAGGCATCGACTTGGGCGCTAGTGGCTCAGGCAACATGAACTCTAGTCGTGCTGGTGTAGCGGAAGCTGTAGCCAACCGTGGCTATGATGATCGCCGTGCTGACGTAGCGACTAACATACAGAACAGCCTTATTGACCGCAGCTTGGCTTCCCAAGCACAGCAGTTCGCTGACCAAGGTTCTGCATTGCAGGGCGCTGGGCAAGCTAACCAAGGCATGTCTTCAGCTTACAACACTGGCCTCAACACTTTAGGCCAAGGTTCTAACTTTGGTATGAACGCTGGCAACGCTTTGCAGGGCTACGAACAGGCGTCTCTTAATGACACTCGTTCTGCCTTTGAACGCCAACGCGACTTCGAGATGCAACAGCGCACAGGATACCAAACGGGCATCCTTGGTGGTGCGCCGACGTCTACAGGTTCGCAACAGGCTGTCACGTCGTCTCCAACAGCTGGCTTTATGGGTGGCGCTACGCAAGGCTTTGGCTTTGGTCAGAAAATGTTCCCCAGCATCACACCTACAGCAACTCAAGCAGTCGATAACCACTACAGCAGGAACGCTGTAACTGGCGGCGGTGGGTTCTTTGGCGGCAAGGGCCTGTTTGGCTTTGGAGGTTAATAGCATGGAAAACTTACAGTCTATCTTTAGCGACCCAGCGTATTCCACGATGGCTTCTCGCGCAGGTCTTGCTCCTGACGCATACTGGCAGACCCTGCACCCCAAGGCCAAAGAGCATCACCTGTCTCGCGTGGGTGCCCCTGTTGCACCATATGTAACTGCGGAGCAGTATGCCAACGGCCAAGCGGTTGGTGCCAACAGTATGCCTAACGCTTTTCTATCGAATAATCCTGTTCTTGCAGATTATGGCAATCCTATGCAGCCAGGCTATCCAGGTTCTGGCCCTTCTTTAGACGTCAGTCCAATACTGTCTCCTAATAGAGATGCTATGGTAGCACAGGATGCTCCTGGCGCTCTGTCTGATCCTGCCCGAAGCGATGCTTCTATAGGCACTCCTAGACCTGGGCAGAACCCTGAGACTTTGCGTAACGCCTTACTAAAGCGACCAGGCAATCGTACTCAAGACATCCCAGGTTATGGTCCTGTAGAAACTCCAGCCCTGTCTAATCCTGAGGAGAACATGGCTAACTTCCAGCCAGCCCCAGGTTATGCAGCAAGTCCTGTTCTTAGTGCTCCTAAAGCGGAGCCTAAAAGCTATGAAGATAAAAGTGTAACTGATTTCCTCATTGCCGCAGAGGGTGCCAATACAACTTCTGTTGGAGACAACCACATTGGTTCCGCGCCAGGAAATCCTATTGAGATGCCCGCATCCGACAACTCTTACTTGAAAAGTCTCGACAGTGAGACCCTCCGTGAGCTTGCCGCTAACGGTAATCTTGAAGCTGTTGCGGAACTTGATAAACGTGCAAGCGCTCCTGGTTATACAGTGCATAGCTCTATGGAGACACCTGGTCCTGTTTTGACTGGCCCAAGTGTAGACGATCCGCGTACTCCAGCTTTGATGGCTGATGGTTCTGCTGCAAATCGTGCTGTTGCCTCTTCTGGTGGCGTACTGGAAGACTCTACAGCCGCACCTTCAGCAGCCAAAGCTGCCCTTAGCCAGTCTAATTCATCTAATGTAGGTAACTCAGGTGGTGGCAATCGGACAACTGGCAGCACAGCACAGTCTACGTCTCGTTCCATGTCGCCTTCTACAGGCAACGCCCGTGGTTCTCAGATGGGCTACGGAAAAGCAAACACAGCGGAAATGCTCATGCGCGTCGGTGGCGCTATGCAAGCAAATGCAATCAACGGCTATGGAGCCGCTATGGGTGCTGCAAGCAATGAGTACGGCATGATACAAGACCAACGACGTGCCGCAGACACCGCAGCCTATGAAGCACAGGAAAAGAAGGATGCTGCAAAGCGTCTGGCTGATGCAAAGGTTCGTGCTGCTAGAGTAAAAGCAGGTGCCAAAGGAAAAGGCGGTATGACTGGTCCCCAAGCTAATATGTACGCTAATGCAGCTTTGAGTGCTATTGATCGCATTGAAGCCTCCCTTGGGGATGAAACCACTTGGACGCCTTGGAACAATGTCACGGGATTATCTGGCTTGATAATGGCAAACATCCCAGGTTCAGCGGCGGGTGACGTGTTAGCAAACATTAAAACTATCGAAGGCGCTATTGGCTTCGATAGGCTCCAAGCTATGCGCGATGCTTCACCGACTGGCGGCGCTTTAGGGCAAGTATCCACGTTTGAGATGGAACTACTCAAGTCCTCTCTAGCAAATCTGAATCAATCACAGTCCCGCGAACAGTTTGTCCAGAATTTGGCGCAAGTTAGAGACGTTTATTACAGGACCGTGCACGGGGACGGCCCCCAGCCGAGCGTAAGTAATGACGCCCTATCCGATGGCGATATGGCCTACATAAAATAAAAATAGAGGTTAATGATGGCTGAACTTACCATTGAAGACTACAAACGTGGCGCACGTAATGCGGTGGCAGCGGGTGATAACGCAGCAGCCAAGCGCCTTATTGCAAAAGCCCGTGAAATCGAAGGTATCGCTCAGTCATCTGCCTCTACACAACAAGAGGTCCCCGACACTTCCTACAGTGGGGCCTTACGCCAAGGCTATGACCAAGCTGGCGCTCTTGTGGGCAAAGGCATCCAGTCGGGCGGTGAGCTTATCGGTAACGAGGCTGTCACTAATTATGGCTCTGAGATGGCTGCCCGTAACGAAGCTGAGATCGAAGCGTCCAACTATCAGCGCCCTGAGGGTGCCGATGGTATAATCAGCAACCTACGCGAGGGTGACTTGGCCAACGCAGGTAGGTCACTAGCCTACGGTGCTGCTGAAGCTGCCCCACAGGTTGCTGGTGGTGTCGTAGCCTCTGTTGGCGCTGGTCTTGCTGCAACAACTGCACCTGTCTTAGGCACTGCGGCTGCTTTAGGCGGCACTGCTTACGGAATAACGAACGCTTTAGGTGCAAACCGCCAAGAAAAAGAAGACCAGGGCATGGACCCAACTGCTACAGCCACAGACTTGGCTTCAGCGGTGGCTTCTGGCCTCATAGAGCTCACGCCCCTCAAAGGTGGCGGTGCTACGCTCAAGGTTGTACGTGAAGCTGTCCAAGAGGGTGCCCAAGAGGGCCTCGTTATTGGCGGTAACGCTGTCCAAGGCGGTGAATATGTAGGCGAAGACGTCCTAGAGCGCATGGGTGACGCTGCTATCACTGGTGGTGCTATTGCCAAAGGTGTAAACGTCGGTATTTCCACAGTAAACAAAGCAGGTAAGGTGGTCTTACGTCCAAAAGAGGAAGTAGACCCCGAAACAGCCCAAGCTGCTGGTGACGTCGCCCGTATCATGCAGGAAATGGCAGAAACTAACGGTTACAATCTTAAAGACATCGACCCTAACTCCAAAAAGGGTGCCAAAGAGGCCCTTGAGCAGGCGCGGACAGTAATAAACACTGAAATACGCAAGGTACAGAAGACCATCAAGAAAGACCTATATGAGGGACTTGATGATGGAACGAAGGCTCGTTTTGAGGAGCTAATTGCTTCTGCAAAGACCAAAGTAGCCCGTAATTCACCTGTTGAAGACATTCAGTTTGTTAAAGACAACTTTGGTGAGACCAAGCAGGGTCAAATGCTTGTCCAAAGCATGTATAAAGCCAATGTCACCACAGAACTATCAGCTGCTGGCCTCAAAGGCGGCGTTTCTCAGTTTACAGACACGTTCAACCCTATCCCACGTATCATGGGCGGCTCTTATAACCCTATGGGCGCTGTTGCAGGTAACTTGAACACTGGTGCTGCTATTGCAACTGGCGGTCAGTCTCTTGCTGCCCAGATACCTCTTGTTGTCGGTGGTCGTGCTATTGATGCCGTCACTGGTAGGCGCTCGAAGGTCAACAGGTTCGTCAATAAGAACAAAGCCAATGAAGGCCTTGGACCTGTCTCAGGAATTGACATTGAGGGCACTGCCCAGCGCCGTAAGGACCTGCTGAAAGCCACCAAAAAGGCCAAAGTTGTAGACCCTCAGATTGCTAAAGATAAGGCTGCTAAGGAACTACGCTCTACCGAGGATGCCCAGAAGAAGCAATTCTATGAAGAACTAGAAGCTAGACGTAACGTCCAGCAGTACCTTGCGGGTGAGGGTCCAAAGGAAGGTTCTCCTAGAGAGATCCTACACAGCGTCATTGAGAACACTTACGGTGCTCAAGACAGGACAACCCTTGAACTAGACGCTGAGATCAAGAGAACTTTGAGTGAAATGCTATCAGACGCAAGCGTCACTGCGGAACGCAAGATGGCTATTAGAGACTATTTCAAAACAGTAGAAGGCGGTAAGTCTATAATCGAGGGCTCTCCTCTAAATGACGTCACCTCCATGATGCGCAGTAAGTCTAGTGGCTTTAAATCTAAGGCCAAGCCAAAAGATAAGGCTAATCCTAAACTTCCAGCGCGTCAGGAAGCGGGTAAAATAGCTAACCAAGCAGCACTAGCCACTCTCAAGAGCAAAGCCGCAAAAGACACCTCTATACGAAAAGAGGATCGTAAGTCTTTAAACGCCGCCTTTAAGGAGTTGTCTAATCCCCTTGGTAAGAACCCCGTTGATCGTCTTGGAAAGATCGTAGCAAAGGCAGAGGGTAAGCTGATGGACAGTAAGCTGTCTGAAAAGTACCTAAAGCCTTACGTGGATCGTATCAAAGAACAGCAACCAAAGGACAACCTAAATCCTGTTGGTTTCGGTCTGTATTGACCACCGTTAAGGAAGCAAACACATGAACAAGACAGCATATGACTTGATGCCCTTTCTCAGGGACATCGAGGCTATAAAGGTGTCCACCTCATTGTCTCAAGTCCAGAAAGACACTGTGTTAGCCGAGATGAAAT